CGCAACAGTAACCATGTTATAGAAGTCAAGATAACGTGGTAAAACTGCATTAATGTTATCATCACCATAAACAAAAGAACAAACACCTTGGTGAAAATAACGCAGGTCTCTAAGGTGTTTTGGTGCCAATTGCAACCACAAGTAAGCCATATAAATATTGTTGACAATAGAATTCAATGTGGCCGTCATTGGACATCCAGAGGGATTGCCAACATGCTTGGTGACCACAGTATTAACACAAATCATCATGGTATGTATAAACTCATTAAAGATAACATTTCTAACAAGTGTATGTTCGTCATCATACCAACGATTGACAATTTGGAAACAAGCATCCATGACATCAGGCATCAGAGTGCCATCATAATTGCCAAAATCACCAGCAAAACCGACTGTTGAAACATTCAAAAGCTTCTTCACCATATTGTCCCACTCATCAGACTCTGGATTAATACCGATAGCACTAAAGAAATTCAATCGATTACTATAAAAGAAAGCGTTAAATCCCAAACAGTACTTACGAAACAATAGAGTAAGATCAAGTGGAGGACCAATAATTCCACGAGTTTTCCCTTCAACGATTTTAAGGAGTGGTCGTTTTTCATCTTTGCACATGATAGTCCACAGAGACGGAACACGATTGCCAACCTTTGCAGCATTTTCACGTACATCAAGCCGCAGACGCAATTCAAGATCAGAAACAACATATGCACCTGGTTCACCTTTAAAGAGGAAAAACTTCCCTTTACTCCCAATAGGGCGATGTTTCACATAGGGATACCCTGGTGAAGTGTCCATGTTAATTGAATCAAAATATTCATAATCATGAATGCCATTGATGCTCTCAAATTCGGTAAGAACACGCTTTGTGCCGCCATAATGAGGCAGACCCATAATCACATCAGAGACATGTCCAGCAGCAATCTCAAGATCATCAACTTTCAAACCCACACATGAAGAGCCAAAACGCTCAGCAATAGATCGTAATGGGGTAGCACGCACAGTTGATCTTTGGTCACGTGGAGATAATATGGCTGGTTCCATTGTATGTGTATATACTTCATCAAAGAGTGGACTTTTGATCAAATCAGTCTCATCGATATAACGTGGCACATCTTTGGGTGCTAAAACACCAACGATGGTAAGATTTCCTTCAGGCAAAACACAAGGGCGATCAAAGTCCAATAAACCCGCCACAGATGGTAAGCCACGCGCTTCAACAAGAGCACCAGGCAACCTCTTAACTGCATCTGTGATCTGTTCGTAGGAAATTAGTTCTGATTGCCCACGATCCTCATGCCAAGCACCAGCAACATGCATGCCCACAATCTTACGTATCATACGCGTATTATGGGCAACCAACAAACCACCACAAGAGCCACGTGGTGTAACTGCACGATACTCCCAACCATGGACGAGTATCTGCTCACGCTTGTCTTTAGGGGCCAACTGGTAAAACTTTTCACTACTTATTGCGCTCGCATTAACAAGTTGTGTCATCGGCACCCCTTTTACAATGGTGATCAATTCTGCCAAAAACTTTTCGTGATAAGATAAATCTTTCTCTGACATCAAGTGCTTCAATTGATTTTTAAAAGAACGCATGATAGGCCCAACACGATAAACAGCCATATCCTTCTCATGTCCATCATTACCCACCAATTTAACAAGATTCCTGGGATCAAAAGATGTCGTACAAACAAGTTCATTTGCGGTAGAAAACTTGAATTTAGCATTCATGGGCATAAGCTCACCCTCTTGCGTAACAAAGAGATGATATGGAGCCAACATGATAGTACCACACAACATAAAACCATGTGTACCACTAACAATCTCAACACCATCATCATTAAAATAAGAGGTAAC